GGCAACGCTGCGGTGAAGATCAACAAACTACTGCAGATTTCCAGCGGCGCGGTCTACACCGACAACAAGAGCGTCATTGAGTTCGACGTAAGCAACAGGCTTAACGTAGTACAGGAAGTGATTGAGGAAGCAAGCCACAAGGTGCTTGTGTTTGTTCCGTTCACTCACACGATAGCCCTACTGAAGAACCACCTAGACAAGAACAACATCAGTTGCGAAGTCATCAACGGTTCGGTATCGGTGAACAAGCGATCCGAGATCGTGAGGATGTTCCAAGAGAACGAGTCCCCACGGGTGCTCATCATCCAACCGCAAGCAGCCTCCCACGGGCTAACACTGACGGCAGCGAACACAATCATTTGGTACGCTCCCTGCTCTAGTGTGGAAACGTACCTTCAAGCCAACGCACGTATTGACCGCCCCGGTCAGGTCAACAACATGACCATCGTGCATATCTCGGGCTCCTCAGTTGAGGCTAGGATGTACGCCCTTCTGCGTAACAACGTAGAAAACCACCAGAATGTGATTGATCTTTACCGCCAAGAAATTTCTGCCGAGCCTGTAGAAATCGCTTGACAATGTAAAGACTCTTGCTAAGATAGACCTCCCGTAACAAAGTTAGGAGATTAGGATGAACGAAGAAGTTCAGGAAGAGTCATCTGTGTCTGTAGACAAGATGGCCGAGGCTTACATAAAGATAAGAGATGCCAAGGACATGCTGACCAGCAAGTACAAGGCAGAGTGCGCCGAGATGGACGCACAGATGGATGTTCTGGAAGGGGCGATGCTTGACACGTGCAAGCAGTTAAACGCCGACAGCATCCGCACACAACACGGCACAGTCATTCGCTCGATCAAGTCTAAGTACTGGACGGGCGACTGGGATTCGATGTATCAGTTCATCAAGGAACATGATGCGTTCGGCCTGTTGGAGAAGAGACTTCATCAAACCAATATGAAGGAGTTCCTCTCTGAGAATCCAGATTCGTTCCCGATGGGGATGAACGTAGAAAACTCGTACACCATTGTTGTTAGACGCGCAAAAGGAAACTGAAAATGAGCAACATCACTATTCTGAACCAAGACCTCCCCGACTTCCTGCAGAACGCTGGCCTCAGCGAACTGACCAAGCAGATTGCTGGTAAGAGCGGCGTCAAGCGTATCGTCCCCAAGAACGGCCTCTTCCGCAAGATGGTCGGTGGCGAAGAGATGGGCAAAGTCAAGGGCAGCATCAACGTGGTTATCGTTAATGCTTCGCCTAAGGTTGGTCGTATCTTCTACGCTAAGCAGTGGACTCCTGACGCCGAGCCGACTTCGCCAGATTGCTTCTCGAACGATGGCAACGTGCCTGACGCTGGTGCTGCTAACCCACAGTCGGATCGTTGCGACACTTGCCAGCAGAACATCAAGGGTTCGGGCATGGCGAACTCCAAGGCTTGCCGCTACTCGCGCCGACTGGCTGTGATGCTGGAGGAGAACTTCAACTCCGCACTTGAGAACGATGTGTACCAGATGAATCTGGCCTCAAAGTCTTTGTTCGGCGATAGCCCCACCGACAAGACGCACAAGTTCGAGAACTACTCGAAGTACCTTGCCAACAACGGCAAGAGCTTGGACTACGTGGTTACGGAGATCAGCTTCAACGAGGACAACGACAACCAGTCGGTGATGTTCACTGCCACTAGGTTCATCAACAAGGCGGAACACGCCGTCACCAGCAAGCACTCTGCTGCGCCCGAGACAAAGAAGATGGTGATGATGACTCCATATCAGGCCGATACGTCTGCTAGGAACTCTCCTGCGGTAGCTCCTGCTCTTGCAGCACCTAAGGTTGATATCGAGGATGCTGTTGAAGTCGAGCCAAAGAAGCGCGAAGTCAAGAAGACTGAAACCCCCACCCCTACTCCCAAGGTCGCTCTGGACTCGGTAGTTAAGGCGTGGACGGGCGAGGAATAACATGAGCTACGGTTACAGCCAGAACTTAGTTGAAGCTAATAGACAAGCGGATGCTGAGTCTCTGGGCGTAGCCTTGGGCAGAACGTGCATTGATTGCGGTATTTCTGTCAAACAAATTGCCCTCGAACTGGGGGTAAGCCGAATGACGATCTACAACTGGTTTTGGGGGATAAATACCCCCGCTCCACCACACCATGACCGCATCAAGCAATTCATAGAGTGCCACAAGAAACGCAAATAATATGTCCACATTCGATCTACTCGACGCCGTACTGCCCCCCGAGGGACGGTTCTGCGCACTGGGGTTAGGTCGATACGCAGATCAGCACTTTGTAGAAACTAGAGAAGAGGTTACCAAGCTAGCCCAGCGTTTCGTTAAGGCGAAGTTCGATGCGTACTTTGGATGCGCTAAGTACGGACCTCTCAATAACAGAGAACACAAAAATGCTATCTACTTCCGAGCCCTATGGGTGGACATCGACTGTGGGCTTAGCAAAGCCGAGCCAGATGAGAAGGGTAGAGTCAAGGGCTACATCGACCAATCCACTGGATTAGCCGAGCTTCAGAAGTTTTGCAAAGCGGTAGGTCTACCGCGACCCATCTTAGTAAGTTCCGGTTACGGGGTACACGCTTACTGGCTACTCGACAGCACGATTGAGCAATGGCAATGGAAGCCTCTTGCCGAGCGGCTTCGAGAATTGTGCAACGAGCACCAACTGATTGTTGATGCGTCAGTATTTGAACCATCGCGTGTACTACGTATTCCGGGTACGTTTAACTTCAAAAATGGAGAAACAAAAGAAGTAGTAGTTCTGAACGAGGAGACTGTGCGCATGAGTTATGCGCAAGTTCAAGGCATCCTCTCATCAGAAGCACCTAAGCCAGTAGAGGAAAGACCAGCCTTCGTCCCAGCAGTTAGCCCGATGATGGAAGCCTTGATCGGCAACAAGATCAAACGCTTTAAGACCATCATGCTCAAGACGGCTAACGGAGTCGGCTGCAATCAACTACTGCACTGCTACGAGAACCAAGCATCTATCGAGGAACCACTCTGGCGATCCGCGCTATCAATCACAGCCTTCTGCGTAGACAAGGACACGGCATCTCACAAGATGTCCAACCAGCATCCCGAGTACAACCCAGCGGAAGTAGACGGGAAGATAGCGCACCTAGTAGCGAAGGGTGGCCCACATCATTGCGCTACGTTCGAGAAGCAGAACCCGACAGGCTGCGACGGCTGCACACATAAGGGCAACATCAAGTCTCCGATCATGCTTGGCGTTGAGATTGCCGAGGCTACAGAAGAAGATAACGAGGTAGAGGTAGAGACTGAGGAGGGCACTCAGACAGTAAACATACCCGAGTACCCATTCCCATTCTTCAGGGGTAAGAACGGCGGCATCTACATAAAGCCGGGACCTGATGAAGAAGATGGTCCTAAGCTCGTATACGAACATGACCTGTATGTGGTCAAACGGATGAGGGACCCTGAGATGGGTGAGGTTGCGCTGTTCAGGCTGCACTTGCCCCACGATGGGATTAAAGAATTCGCTATCTCTACCGCTGTGATTTCTTCCAAGGATGAACTCCGCAAGATGCTAGCGCAGCAGGGTGTAGTAGCACATCCGAAGCAGTACGAAACCCTAGCCTTTTTCGTTGTTACGTGCATCAAGAACCTACAGTATGAGAAGAAAGCCGACACTATGAGAACACAATTTGGTTGGGTAGACAACGACAGCAAGTTCATCTTGGGGGATAAAGAGATCACCAAGGATGGCATTTTCTACAGCCCCCCTACGCTAGCCACCGAGCCGTACGTAGAGAAGATTCACACGAAGGGGAGCATGGCGAAGTGGAGAGAAGTCTTCGACCTGTATGGGTTGCCGGGGATGGAGGCTCAAGCCTTCGGTGCGCTCACCGCCTTTGGCTCTCCGTTGTTCAAATTCACGGGATTGGATGGGGCTGCGATCAACTTGATCTATGAATTCGCTGGTTCCGGTAAGTCCACAGTCCTGCGTATGTGCAACAGCGTCTACGGTATGCCCAAAGAACTAATGGCTACAGCAGCAGATACAGTCAATGCCAAGGTGCAGCAGATGGGGGTGCTGAACAACATCCCTAATACGGTTGACGAAATCACCAACATGAAGCCGCTGGAGTCCTCGGACTTGCTCTATGCGATCTCTCAAGGGCGGGGCAAGAACCGTATGCGTGGGTCTGTAAACCAGATGCGGACCAACAACACCAAGTGGCAGAGCATGACCCTGTGCTCATCAAACTCCAGCATTTACGAGAAACTGAGCGCACTGAAGAGTTCACCCGATGGAGAGTCTGTTCGGTTGATCGAATACCGGATCGAGCCTAGCGACATCATCAGTGTGGCGCACGGCAAAGAGATGTTCGACCACCAACTGAACGAGAACTACGGTCACGCAGCGCCTATCTACATCCAGTGGCTAGTGAACAATCTGGAAGAGGCAAAGCAGTTGCTGGCTAAGGTACAGGCTAGGCTAGACCATGACCTTCAACTCACTTCCCGTGAGCGGTTTTGGTCTGCGGAAACGGCTTGTAATATCGCGGGTGGGCTTATCGCCAAGGGCTTGGACCTTCATGGCTTTGATATGAAAGCCATATACGCATGGACACTAACTATGGTTACGGGTATACGTGGCGACGTTAAGCCACCGCAGTCCAACCCAATAGCCACCCTCGGCGAGTTCATCAACGAGCACATCAACAACACCCTTGTTGTCAGCGGGAATGGGGATTCGAGAAGTGGGATGAACTCTCTGCCGACGCTAGAGCCACGTGGGGAGCTACTGATTCGCTACGAGCCAGATACCAAGATGCTTTTTGTAGTAGCCAAGCAGTTCAAAGAGTACTGCGTAAATCAGCAGACTAACTACAGCAAGCTGCTGAACGACTTGAAAGCTCTTGGGGTTTACCAAAAGTCTGAGAACAAACGAATGTCTAAGGGCATGAAGGTGAACTCACCAGCAGTTCGTGTGCTGTGGTTCGATGCGTCTACGTCAGACTTTATCCAAGTGGATTCTTTGCTAGCCGCAGATGAAAATCGAGACAGTTTCGTATCGGATTGATTGGTCTAAGTTCAGGAAAGGGTACTCGTTCTTCGTACCCTGCATAGACCATGAGGAGGCTAGGAAGTCCTTAGCCAAGATAATGAAGCGCCTGAAGATGTCCATAGTCACCAGAGTCGTGGTGGAGGAGGGCATCAAGGGCTTGCGGGTCTGGAGAGTCTAGGCTAAAGTAGAGCCCTCCTTTGTTCAGTTACGCCCCGCCTTGAGCGGGGCTTTTTTTCGCCTACTTTTCTTTGGCTTCCCTGACCGCTTGCCTAGCTGCTGATTCTCTGGCTACACGTTCTTTAAGATTATCGACAGCCGCACCCACTAGACGCAGATTCTTTTCGTATGTCTTAGGGTTCATACCCAACTGCGATGAGTACTTTACTTCAAGGTCTGCTATGACCATATCGTATAAAGCCTCTGGTTCCATAGCGTATTCTGGGTAGTCCATATTGAACTTGACCACGCTATCTTGCAGTATCCCGCTAAGCGCATCAAAATCACCTTTACGCGCTTGGAACTTGATCCGTCTTTCTAGTAGGTCTTTCTTGTTAACGATGCTTTGCGCTTCACCAGTTAGTTTACCTATTACGTCAGCAACTCTAACTTCTGTAGCGGTACGAAGCCCCAAATTCCTCATCGCCAACATGCCCGCACTTACTTCCTCTGGATCAACAATAGGGTTACGAGCAGCGTCAACAATACCTTCTTCTTCAATACGTTGAGCCGCTAGGATATTTCTTACGTTGGCTGGGGCTAGACGTTCTTGCATCTTTTGGTAATCACCAACTTGATACGCATCGTACGCATCGGCAAAGGCTAGTGCCATGCTAAGCGAAGGCATAAGCTCCATGAGGATTTGGGTAAGCCCATCCCGTGCGCTTTTTGCCTCTTTCATGTCCCGCCCAGATATATCAGCTAAACCGATACGTTCTGCAACACCAAATCCTGTGAAAGCGTTGATCGGCCCAGAGTCTATTATCTGAGACAGGGGTACACCGCCAATTATCGTATCCCCAAACTTCTCGGGTAGGTACACCTCTCGGAACCATGTCTTAGCGTCCATGTCTTTGAGTTCTTGGGGCCAGTCTTCGTCTTCCTCAAAAAGTTTAAGCGCAGCACCTACAGCCCCTATCATGTAACCGAAGAAGGGAAGTCCAGCTAACCCCGTCACACTGCCGACTGTCAGGAATGTACCGAAGAACTTTATGGCTGCGGCTTTCTTACCCTCTTTACCGAACAAGCCAAACATTTTGGCGAAGTTAGTTATCAGCCCCAGCACTGTGTGCAGTTGGAACATCCTGAACTGAAACGCCACCTTTCCAAGACCACGCTGAGTCCATCGTGGGCGGTTAGTTACATCGTAGTTTCCAAGAGATTCGTTGACATCCTTTACGGCTTGGTTGATCGCGTACTCATGCGCCTCCTCTGTTGACATACCTCTCTTTTTAGCGCCTTTATACCCCAACCGATACGACGCGAGGTACACAATTTCACGAGTAATACGCTCGGTGTTGTGCATCAAGCTGGAGGTCACCAGCTTTGCAGCCGTTGCGCCAAGATACCCCAACTTACCCCTAACAGTAGCCGAAGTACGGGTGTCAATGTTCTGGTTACCGTACGCTAGACTAGCGTATGTAGATTGAGTAACTCCTCTAGTTACCATCTGCTCAACAGCATCTCGTTCCAACGCGGGCAATTTTTTATTGTTTGCAAGACTCGGAGCCACATATGAATGTGTGCCGTCTTTGTTAGTACGTATAACCCCAAACTGCCCAACTAGTTTGGACAGC